CGAACTAGTTGTCGGATGGCGGGGCTGGAGCTTTAGCGGAAGCCAACCTGCTTGCAGGTTAGCCTGGGAGACAACCACCGTCTATCGAGCAGCAATCCTTTATATTGGCCCCGCAGGGACGTCTCGAAGCCGAGACTAGCGTCAGTAAGCACCAAACGTATTTCCGTAGGTCAATGCGTAGTATTACTTACTGACGCCAAATTACACTCGTGACCGACGGGGGCCTTGTGCCCCCCAAACGCCACTGAGTGTATAAATAGAGCCATTGTTATTAATCTTTAATGCAATGGCAACATCAGGAAGATATTGGATGCTCACAATCCCAATGGCTGACTGGCACCCCGAATCGCTCCCAGATTCCGTCTGCTACATGCGAGGACAAGGCGAAGAAGGTGAAGGTGGATACAGACACTGGCAACTGCTGGTGGTGTTCAACGAGACTGTCCGATTGCGCATGTGCAAGTCCGCCTTTGTCCCCACGGCGCACTGTGAACTCTCAAGATCAGTTGCCGCCGACTCCTATGTCTGGAAGGATGACACCGCCATCGATGGTACGAGATTCGAACTGGGCGAGAAACCCCACCGTCGAAACAGCAAGACAGATTGGCAACTTGTATGGGACAAAGCTGTCGAGGGCGACTTGTTGGCCATCGAACCCTCCGTTCGTATACAACATTATCGGACACTCAGGACAATCCGTGCTGATTACACTGCACCAATTGCTTTTGAACGTAAAGTCGTTGTCTATTATGGACCTACAGGAACTGGTAAATCAAGACGAGCTTGGGATGAAGCAAGCTGGGCGGCTTACCCTAAAGATCCTAGGTCCAAGTTCTGGGATGGATATCGAGATCAGAAATTTGTTGTGTTCGATGAATTTCGAGGAGGTATCGATATCGCCCATTTACTTAGATGGTTCGATCGGTACCCAGTTCTTGTGGAGATCAAGGGTGCTTCCACCTGTTTGGTAGCGGAGAAGATTTGGATCACTTCCAATCTTCACCCGAAAGACTGGTACCCTGATCTAGATTACGTTACTTATCAAGCTTTGGAACGAAGACTTGAAATAATCGAAATAAACTAAAAAAACTTTACTAATGAGTTGGTTAGGTGCAGCATCAGGTGCAACTTTGGGTTATATTTTAGGCAACGTGCCTGGTGCAGTTGCTGGTGGATATTACGGGTATAAAAGCCGTAGATACAAAAAAAACTTACCCAAAAGAATGGATTCTGGTTATGGAACGTCGACACGAAAACGAAAACTTAGTATTGTTTCCAAATCCGGCTCTGGCCGGTACAAGAAGCGACTCTTTGTCAAGAAACCATCATTTAAAAGTATTGGTCGCCCTGTGCGTGCTTATGGTCGTAACCGGGGTGGTCGCCGTCGCAAGTTTTCCAAGAAGATGAAGAAGCGAAAGAGTGGTGGTCCTTATACTGGTTTGTTTACTAAACCATACAAGGTCGCGAAATCTCCTCAAGCATATGCTTTATCTAAAGGTTCTATGTTTACGGAAGAAACGCACGGCGCTGTACATGATTCAAATTGTGTTTATATTACGCATTCCGTTGCGTCTTTAGGTTTAATTTCTGGTTGTATTAGATCTGCAATTGTTCGAACATTATTGAACAAAGCAGGTTTTAGGATTACCAATCAATTTATTGAATTGCCTGTATCTGATCCTGTTGCTGGTGCTTTAGCAGCCGAGAATTCCCTAGGTTTGAGATTTGTTTGTACAACTAAGAACCCAACTTCTGGAGCTTATGTTAACTATATTTATGACACAATTGATAATTTGTCATTTGATAGTGTTGCTGGTGGGTTTACTGAATTGCAATTTCGTATATTGGAATGGATGCGTGGATCTGTTGGTGCTACAGTTCATGCGCAAGAACTTTACAAGGTTTCTGTATATCGACTTGATCACTCTGTAGTTAATCATCATGTATTGGCTGCGGAATTGTATATGGAAGATATGAATATCGATTTGAACATCAGCAGTATTCTTGTGGTTCAAAATCGTACGTTGGGTGCTCTCGCATCTTCTGAAACGTTTGAAACGGATAGAGTTGATGCTCAACCTATTAAAGGTTGGATATATGAATTTAAGAATGGCGAACCTCGTGTTCGTCATTTGGGTAACGCGCTTGCTGGTTCTCAAAATAACTACATTTTCAATGGAGTTGCTGAAAGTGGCATTCAACTTATTAAAGGTGCCCAGTATGGCGGTGCTAATGAACCATTTGAACCAAAGTATTTTGCCAATATTGCTAAAGCAACTAGAGTGTTATTACAACCTGGTGAAATGAAGAAGACTTATGTCAATTGGAAGACATCTGGTAAATATACCAATGTTATGAAAAAAATGCAAGTAACAGCTTGGGACCCTGTTAGCACTTTTATTAGTGGTGTGTTTGGTAAATCACAAATGATAGCATTTGAAGAAATGATGCGTACTGACGCTACCAACAAGATTCGTGTCTCTTATGAAAGAGAGTTAAATATTTGTGTGGTTGTTAAAGAGTCGAAACGTCCTGCACTTCTTGAATCTGTATTGTTCAATTCTAAATTGGAGAATCTTTAATAAATTTATTATTCGTGAGATAATGGTTTTGTATCTGCCAATACACATTTGATGAGAAAGTTCAATCTTGAAGTTGGCTTGAAGAGAGGAGTATCATCCATATACTTGACTTTGACTGGACATGGAGTGGTTGAGACTTTGAACATTGATGAAAAAGTCGGAGGGGAGCTCTCTCTTATAAAGAAAGGTCCCTGTCCAGGCTCATGCTCGGGTACTCGGGACCTAGGGTCCTCTTAATTTAATCTCCGCATTAAGGAATTAAGACCGCATTAAGGAATTAAGAGCGGATAAACTCGAACTAGTTGTCGGATGGCGGGGCTGGAGCTTTAGCGGAAGCCAACCTGCTTGCAGGTTAGCCTGGGAGACAACCACCGTCTATCGAGCAGCAATCCTTTATATTGGCCCCGCAGGGACG